ATAGTTTGATAGGTGCAGATGCTATGTTGAAAGCTGAGAAACTGTCTGACTACTTTATTAACATGAGTAAAAAAGTTAAGATTGAATCACAGGATAAAAAGGATATGAAGTATATTATTAAAGCAAGTAATGGAGTTAATAAGTATGATAAATTTGTAGCTATGTATCAATCAGATCCTAATCTAAATAGAACAACAGCATCTGAGATTTTACAAGTTAGCAGAACAACAGTTAATAATTGGATAATTAAAATAGAGAAAAAATGACAGTACAAAGATTAAAAACAGCATCAAAAGATGAGATAATTGATTTTATCAGGTTAAAAAAAGGAGATTTACATTTTGAATTTTCAGGGTATGAAACCGAAACAGGTCAATGTACAATACACAATCAAAAAGTATTGAATGTATTTGCTGAGTATGGTATTTATAATTACACAAAGTATTTATTCTTAGATTTTTACAAAGGAATTCCTACCCTATATTTAAGCTACTGGGATACGGATGATAATTTACAATTTGATTTTAATGGATACTCATCATCTGAGATAATTTATGAGATTTTTAATTTAACAATCATCCCATTTGAAGGTGGTAGACGTAGACAATAATATGAAACGAATTAACAAAGACAAACTCAATGCTCTTATGATGGAGCAGTTGAAACAGAAGTATCCTAACATGCCAGAGGCATACATCCCTAAGACTGATTGGAATGATAACTCAGCCAATGCTTTGACAAAGTGTGTCATTGCATGGATACAGTTCATGGGCGGTCAAGCTGAGAGAATAAGCTCACAAGGTCAATACAGGGAAGGAGCAAAGATACAGGTTGGATCTGGCATCATGGCACACACAAAACAGTTACCAGGCAAATGGACACCTGGACAGTCAACCAAAGGAACAGCAGATATTTCTGCCACGATCAGAGGGAGGTCAGTTAAGATTGAGATAAAATATGGAAAAGACAGACAGTCAGATGTGCAAAAGGAATATCAAGCCTCCATTGAAAGGGCAGGTGGGGTTTATATCATTGTGAGAGACTTTGATAGTTTTGTTGAGTGGTATGAACAATTTACATTAGGGATATGAGAATCAAACTAAAAATGCCAAAGTTCAAGGTCAAGTTAAAGCATCTGAGAAAAAAGTACAAATGTGCTGTTAAGGGTATAAATAACGAAATAGATTAAATTATGACATTAGACTCACATGAAATTAGATTAGGTAACTCATATAAAATTGAGTTAGGTGATGGAACTTATAAGATAGGACTCATAAATTTAGAGGATATTGAGAACTTATTAGATGATGACCTTGATGACTTCTATCAAGCAATGGAGATAAGTGAAGAGTGGCTGATTAGGTTTGGGTTTAAATCTGTATTGGATATGTCTTATAGTTTTCCTAAGCCTTATGATAATTTAGAACTTGCTTATTATGGAAGCATAAACGGATTTAAAAAAGGATGGGTTATTACTAAATTGTTTGGATTATCAAATGGTATCAAGTATGTTCATGAGTTAGAAAACCTATACTTCGCACTGACTGGGGAGGAATTAACATACAAATGTTAATAACTTTATTTTGTACTTATGCAATCTTTTATTAACTTTGATGCAATAAATAAAAACAGTATGGAAAAAGAAATCAAAACAGCTACTGAGAAAATCAAGGAGCTGAATGAGTTGAGTAACACACTCACTCTACACCAAAAACTACACCGGGCAAAGTTAGCCATTGGTAAGGTAACTAAGAACGCACAAAGTCATCACTCAAAGTACGCTGACCTTAATGCTATCCTTAGCACTGTTGAGCCTGTACTCTTAGAGAATGGCTTGCTACTTATTCAACCTATCCAAGGTAACAGTGTATGCACTCAAATAGTTGACATTGACTCAGGTGCAATGCTCGAGTCTTGTATGGACTTACCTCAAGGTATTACACCTCAACAAATGGGGTCTGCCATAACCTACTATCGTAGGTACACCCTTCAAAGTGCTCTCTCATTGCAGGCAGTGGATGATGATGGTCAACAGGCATCTAAGGAGCAACCAACTGAGACTAAAAAAGAATCATTATCAGATGCACGTTTCAAGGCTGCTCTTGCTAAGATAGCATCTAATGAGTTCACAGTTGAGGAGTTGAAAGCTAAGTTCTATTTAACCAAAGAACAGGAGGCACAACTATGAAATGGAGTCCATCACAATTAGGTAAGCTCATGACTAACTCCAGGAGTAAGTCTGAGCTATTGTCTGAGACTGCTAAGTCTGAGATACGTAAGATAGCCAAACAGGACTTCTTTGGATACAGCTCAGACATTAAGACTAAGCCAATGATTAAAGGAACTGATTGGGAGCAGGATGGTATTGACTTACTCAATGAGGTTCGTTTCACTAAAAAGTACAGTAAGAACACAATCAGAGTAACTAATGAGCTCATGTCAGGGTGTTGTGACATACTCATGGATGATGTAATCATTGACATCAAGAGCTCCTGGTCATTAGAGACCTTCCCGGCAACACCATCCGAAGGTGAAAACTCAGATTATGAGTGGCAGGGTAGAGCATACATGTGGCTCTATGATAGGCCATCATTTGAGTTAGTGTACACCATGTATGATACAGATGATACTCTACTCAATGATTGGGATAACAAATCAATCCATAAGGTCAATCACATACCTGCACACCATAGGGTAACTGTGTTAAGATATGAGAGAGATACAGCCATTGAAGAACAGATTAAAGAGAGATTAATAGCATGCTCTGAATATTATGCTCAATATGTAAATGAATTAAATAATAAATAATTATGTTCAACACAACAACAGCACCAATGGGGAATAATAGTACCCACGTGCAACTAAAAACAGAAGTAAACAGGGTTTACAAAACAAATGATTTGTCAATGTTCAAATCTATTGATGGTAACAGAGTTCCAAACTTACAACACATTAAGCGGTTAGCTGATTCAATTCGTGTTTATGGAATGAAATGCAATCCAATTTTAGTAAATGAAAAGATGGAAGTGATTGACGGTCAACATCGTTTGATGGCTGCTAAAGAAGCCGAATCGTTTGTTTATTACATTATTGTAAATGGATATTCATTAAATGAAGTTCACACATTAAATCTTAATCAAAAAAATTGGAATATTTCTGATTATCTTGAAGGATATGCAAATTTAGGTATTGAACCTTATATTATTTTAAGAGATTTTCATAAAAAGAATTATTATTTTAATTTATCAAGTTGTATATCTTTTTGTCAAAATACATCAAGTTCAACGTCAAGAACAAAACACGCTCAATTAAGAAAAAATGGAAGAGTTACATTAAATGGTTCTGCACAAATATTTGAGCAAGGTACTTGGAAAAATAATGATATAAATATAGCTCAAGATTGGGCAAATAAAATTAGAATGATATATCCATATTTTGATTCTTATAATAGTAATTCATTTGTTTCTGCAATGATTACATTATTTTTAAATAAGAATTTTAATTTTAATCAATTTATAAGTAAACTTGAATTACAACCAACGGAATTAAAAAAACAAAAAACAATTGAACAATATATAACACTTATTGAAAATATTTATAATTACAAGAGTAGAAACAAAGTAAGCCTTAGATACTAATAATAAACAATAAATAATGTCAGATTCAACAATCAAAGGAGCTATCAAGCTCATCAACCCAGTAAAAGTCATCAGTGACAAGTTCTCAGTGAGAGAGTTTGTGGTAACAACCCCAGATGAAAAGTATCCACAGGATATACTGTTCCAAACAATCAATGATAAGATGGATGTATTAGAGTCATTGGGTGTAGGTCAGCAAGTGGAAGTTTCATACAATGTGAGAGGCAGGGAGTTCAATGGGAGGTATTACAATACTCTTGATGCATGGAAGGTGCAAATCATAGGTCAAGCGGCTCAAACAACAAATAATAATGACGATGGCTTCCCGTTCTAAAACTGTGTACATCAAAGATGGTGAAACACTCACTGACTCAATTAGAGCAGAGTTGTTTGATAAGCTATCAAGGAGATATAAAGTTGTTCACCTTGCAGAGGATGTTGGAGTGGATAAGTTTCAGATGTATAGATTCATGCATGGCAATGAGGTAACAGGTAAGTTCTATGATAAGGTGTTTAAATACTTGATGAAATGAACTATTTAGTAAGAATAATGATCTACATTGAAGGGCAGTATTACACCCCTCAAGAGATACTTGATAAGATTAACAACTGAGGCTCGGCAAAGCCAACCCCCTATCACTCGCACCTGAGAGCGTTGTCATAGGGGGTTTATATGGTCAGGATGCGAAGTAGGGTAACGCAGCCATTATCAGGTGCTCCACTGTAAAGATATGAACAGGGCGCTGGGGGTTCGAGTCCTCCCCTGACCACAATGGAGAGTCTAACAGCTCTCCTTTGTCATGTTAATAACTTTTATTATCTTAGCACCATGATAGGATATTTAACTCCATTAGTAATCTCCTGGTGGTTCACTCACTTCGAACCATTACAGAACTATATAGATAACAAGCTCAACCTCCCAGATTGGCTACATACTTCACTTGGCTGCTGGAAGTGTCTCAGCTTCTGGGGGACTTGGGCCTACTCACAATCATTCACTGTGGCTTGTGCCACATCACTCACAGCTGTATGCTTGAACAAACTGATATACAACTCATAGAGACCATCCTCAATCAACCTGAGGAGAAGGTGCTCACTAAGAGAAGCCTTATACAACTACAACACGTTAAAAATAGAGTCACAGGACAAAGAGATAAGGAGTGTTTCTGTGCATCAGTACGCAGGAAAGTATGGCTCAAAGACTTCACTCAATGGTATGAAGGAGCACTTGGATAGATATCTCTCTCGTAACTACCTTGAGGTGCTCAAGTACACACGCCATTTCTTAGATGTGCTCAATATACCAACCTCAATAGATGCAGATGCAGTTATTAACAATGCTTACTTACACTGTGCAGGACTCAATGCTCAAGATATGACAGAGGACAAGGCTAAGAGCTATCTATTAAACACCATTAAGTGTGATCTTATCTGGACTCAAGGCTCTAAGACTAAGAAACAAGATTTGTACAGGTCTCAAGAGTACACAATGGATGTCATTGATGACCCTACAGACCTTGAGCACAAGATTGAGATAGAAGATAGGTATAACTTTAAAAAGGCTCTTGTTGAAATATATAGAACAGAACAAAAAGACAGGATAAAAAAGATAGTATTTGAGGCATATTATGACAAAGGGCACTCAACTCAGACTGCACTCGCTAAGTATTTTAACATTAACAGTACATCTGCCTACTTCCTGATAAAAGAAATTAAAGAAAATATTAATCAAATACAATATAGGTATGAGGAATGCTAATTTTTTAGGCTTAATGACTTACATAATGGCCTTTGGAGTAGTGATGGCACTGTGGAATGAAAACACATATTTGCTATTTAAGTTCTCAAGCATTACCTTAGCACTATATTTAGTATTCATAATAATTAACGAATATGAGCAACTTTAAAATTAAAACAGAATACATTGACAAAACTGTCAGAGTATATGATCGCATCTTAGGACAACGTTCTATTGTAGTGGCTAAGATTGACATGAGCAAGGTGAAGTACTACCAATCTATTGGACTTGGTTATATATTCGAGGAAGTGCCTACAGTTATCAAGTATGAGGCAGTTGAGCCACCTATCCCAGCTGAGGAAGCTCCTAAGCCTAAAAAGAAACGCAAACCTAAAGGTGATGCCCAAGGATAAATACATAAAGACTCCTGAAAAGATGTGGGAGCTGTGGCTTGGTTATAAAGATCATGTAAAAAGCAATCCAAGAATTATCTATCAATTAGATAAAATTGGTAACTTAGTACCAGTACCACATGAAGCTCCATTAACTCTTGACGGTTTTTATGAATTTGTATGTGAACACCCTGATACTAAATTTAATACTGATAGTCCTGATTTAACTGATTATTTTGAAAACAAGGATAATAGATATTCTGAATATATCCGTGTCTGTTCACGCATTAAGAGAGCAAGAACAAATGATCAAGTAACTGGTGGTATGGTTGGTCAATACAATGCCTCCATAACTCAGAGATTAAACAACCTAACTGAAAGGGTAGATACGACCACTCAAGGTCAAGCTATCAATGAGGTTAAGGTTAATATTATAAAGCCTACTTAATATATATATAGTAAGATAGGTTAATTGTCATAATACTAAATATAGTGTTATAGCTTAACTATTGCCTAAAAAATGGAGATATGAAAGAGAAAATAACAATTAGAATTACAAAGCCTGATAATTCAGTGCATGATAAAAGCTATACAAGTTGTAGCATTAATAAAACTGATGAGGGAATTTTAATAACTCGCAATTGCTCAAGATTAGTTATGGCATTTTACCCATTTAATTATTCAATAGAAGTTATCAAAGTAGAAACAATTGGAGATTAATAGCACAGTCATATTTGAAAAGAACTTCAATGCTCTCAACTCAGAGGTGAGGTTTATAATCAATGAGGGTGGCTCAAGGAGTTCTAAGACCTACTCACTATGTCAGTTGGTTATAGTTTACTGCCTACAGAACAGAAACAAGGTAGTGAGTATCATACGTAAAACATTCCCGGCATTGAGAGCCACAGTGATGAGAGACTTCCTTGAGATCATGAAGAGCCTTGAGATATACGATGTTAACAAGCATAACAAGAGTGAGCATATCTATTCATTTGACAATGGATCTATAGTTGAGTTCTTTTCAGTGGATGATGAGCAAAAGATAAGAGGTAGGAAGAGAGACCTGGCATGGTGCAATGAGGCTAATGAGCTGTATTATGATGACTTCACTCAGTTGAACATGAGAACAGAGGGTAAGCTAATCTTTGACTACAACCCATCTGAGTCTAACTCATGGCTGTATGAACTTCCATCTGATGAGTCAATACTAATCAAGTCAACCTACAAGGACAACCCATTTCTGCCTGAGTCTATTAAGAAACAGATTGAGGACTTGAAACGAACCGATGAGGCTCAGTATCAAATCTATGCCTTAGGTGAGAAAGCCATATCCAAGAGTAACATCTATTCCAATTGGACATTTGTCAAGCACAGGCCTGCTAAGTTCACCTCATTTGTCTATGGCCTTGACTTTGGTTATAATCACCCCACTGCATTGGTCAGAGTATATTGGAGGGATAAGGATCTATACATTGAGCCTGTAATCTATGAGAGTTATTTGACCACCACTGACCTCATAGCAAGGATGGATCAGTTAGGCATAGAGAAGAGTATCAACATCCTTGCTGACTATTCAAGGCCTGAGATTATTGCTGAGATAGACAGAGCAGGTTACTATATTGAGAATGCTAATAAGGTAGTCAAGCAAGGTATTAACAACATCAAGTCCTTTGGTATATTCTGTGAAGATCATCCTCAACTTAAGAAGGAGTATGAGAATTACAAGTGGAAAAAAATAGGTGATACCATTACAGATGAGCCGGTCAAGTTATGGGATGACGCAATGGATGCCATCCGATATGCTGCCACTCATATCAAGGAGGAATACTTTACAGATGACTCATATATATCCTTCTAACAGGATGCCAACTGAAATACAATATAGGTATGGCAATGACAATCATAGCAGAACCTCAAGATTTCACTCCTGCTTACAATGAGTGCAAGTTCATAGTTAACTCAACTAATGT